TTAAGAGCACGAGACTTTGCAGTCACAGTAGTCTTATCGATTGAGAACGCCATTTCTGGAATAGCATTACCAGTATTACCCAACGCTTCAGCCGCGCCTGTAGATAATCCCATGCCAGGAGCATAGTCATCTACTGTATCTGATTCACCACCAGCCGAGTCGCCTAGGAATGGATCGTCACTTTTACCAACTGAACCTGAACCACCACCAGAAAATTCTGTGTTAGCTTCATCGAATAATGCTTCAGTACCGCCTTGAGTTGTGTAACGGCTCTTCATTGCAAAGATTAGACCAGTAGGACCAGTCATTGGCTGAACGCCAACCAAATCGAATGCTAGAAGATTGGGTGTTGAACGTCTTACTAAGCTAATTAGAACAGGATCCCAATTGTCAACGCCACCGCCAGTTTTATTAGCTGCGACCTCGGTCAATTGCGCTTGTTCTGCAAAAGCTCTTTCTTGGTTCTCAAGAACAACAGCAGTTACCTGACGTCTATGACTATCAGTTATCTTGCCGGCATCTTCAGAATCAAGTACAGGTGCCCATTTTTCCTGTAATATTTGTTGATTAATTTGTTCCATGTTTATTTTCTCCTATGGATTAATTAAGTTCGCTTGATTGCGTCCAAGTAGCTTTGCATTTGAGCAGTTACTTCTTGGTTTTCTTGTGAATCCTCGGTAATTGCATCTACTTCATCAGTAGATTCTGCCGGGGTATCTTTATTAAGGTAAGATTCCTTAATTGTAGCTACTTTAGTTGCAAAACTTTCATTGTCATCAGCTTCAATAGCCTCTGTCAACTCAGTTAATTTTGCAGCTTCAGTTGCAGCCAAACCTTTACATGCTTCACGGATAATGTCTTGTCTTTCATAAGCTTTCACTTTTTCTGACAATTCAATATTCTTTTCAGTCGCATCGTTTAATTGTGACTTCGCATCTTTTGACTCTTCAGACAGAGTATCTAAGATATCTCCAGCGTCTGCAGGTACATTAATGTGATGTTCACTAAACAATTGACCTAGTGATTGTATAAATGATTCAGTGATTTCAGATTTTAAAGAATGCTCAATTGCAACTTCATTATCTTTCATCCAATTTTCAACAACATACGTTAAGTATCCGTCTACTTTGTCAACCAAATCTTCTTTAATAGCTTCAACTTCTCCAGCTAGATCAGAAGAATAACGCTCTTCTAATTTTGCTGTTTCAGCATTTACTTTTGATGTAAGTGCAGCTTCAAAAATAATAGCAGCTTTCTCTTTAAAGCCTTCAGACAATGTGTCCTCGTCTTTAACTAGAGCTTCTACGTCTTCCTTGAATTTACCTTTCTTTTCAACAACATCGCCTTCAGAACCATCGTCAGCTTTCGCTTTCTTTTTCTTGGCCTTGCCACCTTTATTGTCAGGTTGATCGGTTTTTCCACCAGTTTCTTGGCTATCTACATCATCAATTTCTTTGACAGATTTTTTACCTTCTGTCTTTTTCTTTGATTCTTTTTTAGCTTTCTTACCAGTTTCTTCTACTTCACCTTCATCTTCATCATCGTCCTCATCGTCATCTTCATCATCCTCAGCTTCTACCTTAGCTTTCGCTTTAGCTTTTTCTGCGGCTTCAAAGATTTCGTCAAGGCCCTCTTTAGACATTTCTGCCAAAGAAGCTTGAATTGCTGATACTGTACGAGCTGCTGTTAGAGGTGCTTCAGGGATATCTAAATCCGCTGTCGCTTCTACTTGCGTATCCTCAACAATAACCTCGTCTATAGTTTCGTCAACAATTTCGTCTTTAATTTCAGACATTGTTTTCTCCTTTAGAGATTATAGTTTAGAGAGGAAATGCTCAAACCCCGCAGTTTGTTGCTCTTCCGAGAACAATACAGGCTCTATCACTTCTGTCTCACCTTTTTCAATAGTTCGGATATAATGACCTGGTTTGTCCATTTCCCAATTAACTCCTTCCATAATGCCATTTACAAATGCATTAGGGGCAGAGGGGTCCTGAACAATATCAATAGTGTTAAGCATGAAGTCATCCCTAACATAATTGGCACCATTTCTAAAATCCAAACTTCCCATACCACGACTTGACACTCCGAGTTGTACTCCACCTTCAACCAAACCTTTTACAATTTGCCCCATAGGCGTATCCAAAATAAGTGCCTTTCCCATCACGTTATTACCGTCCCATTTGAGTTCGGTAATTCTGTGTGAAACTTTATCTAAATTAATGGAAGGACTTTCCGGATGGTTTAATTCTCCAACCGCTCGTCCTGTAATAACTTGCTCATTTACAAACCTATCAACAGCTTGAGTAAGAACTTCCCTGGTATAAACTCTACCATTCTTATTCTTATTCTCTGCTTGCATAAAAATACCTTCTAAAAAAGTATTCTTTTTTCCACTTTTTCCCTCGACAATTGAATATCCAAGTGAATGGTCTGTATATTCTGCAATTAGTTTCATTTATGCTCCCATTAAATTGATGAAATCTTTTAAACCTGCTTCTGCAGATTTTAAATTTTTATATTTATCCATTTTAAAACCGTCTATATACAAATTAAATTTAGTCGTTATGACGGCCGTAGTTTTTTTCTTCCGCCCAAGTTTTTTTATTTCCTTGGCTACTTTTTCACCAGAGGGTAATTTTAACTTAGCTTCTATTACTTCGTTAAATGATTCTTTAAACGTTAACATCCGTTGCCTCTTCCCCTTCTGTTTCTACAGCAGGCTCTTCGACTACTGGAGTATCTGACGATGCTCCATACATCTTTGAAGCAACTTCTTGTTTATGTAAATCCAACGCACCAATGATTTTATCTTTCATAATACTATTAAACGTATTATTACTCTTTTGTGCGTCACCCTTTTTTATATTATTAATTAAATTTCTTGTACTCATAATCTCTCTTTATCTTATTTATAAAATTGTTTCTTTCTAGGAATTATTTCTGTAATACCATTAAGTCTGGATTAATATCATCTGGTTTCAATGGATCTTTCTTATTATCTTTGTTAATTTGTTTAATATCTTCATCAGTTAGCTTAAGAACATTACGACGTACCCAAGCTTTAGACCAGAATAGACCAATATATTCGTCCATCATCTGAACTGTTTCAATTCTATCTTTAAGAATTTCAGAATCTTTAAGTTCAGCATAATAGTTATCCCGTGAATATTCAATATTAAGTCCTTCTCTCATTTCTTTCCAATCACTTGGAACAATAATCTTTTTAAGAATTAATTGTCTTTTAAGTGCTTCATAAAACATAGTAGAAAATTTATTACGGACTCTATTAATAAATTTTTGGAATTTAAGTTCGTCACGTGTAATTTCTGATGAACGTCCTATAGAAAATGCATCAGCTTCAGTTAAACGTGACATTGGAATATTTAAAGCTCTATATAATTTTTGTTGGAAATATTGAATATCTTCAATTTCACCTAGGTTTTGTCCACCTGGTAAAGTAGATATTTCAGTACCTCGACCACCTTCTCTACGAGGTAACCAAAAATCTTCCATTACATTACGATGAACTTTTTCATCTTTAATACTTCCATCAGTAGGATCATATACTATCTTATTACGATACCTATTCATAGTATTATTTAAGTATTCTTCTGCTTTACCCTTAGGTAAATTACCTACATCTATATAAAATATACGACGTTCAGGTGCTCTTGATATACGATAAATGACTAATGAGTCTTCCATCATACTTAATTGATTTATAGGTTTAAGTGCTTTTTGTAAATAACCAATAACTTTATTACGTTCTTCGTTTAATAAACCTGAATTAACTTGAATAATAGAATCAGGATGAATTTTTAAACCTTCACCTGTATGTGCTAAATTCTCATCTTGATATAAGTAATATTCATCACCTTCTTTAATAATTTCCGCACCAGTTTTAGGATCTTTAATCCTTTCAACTTCTTTAATTTTACGAATCTTAGTTGGGTCAATTTGTCTTAATTCTTTTATACCATTATTTGTTTTAGTTTCATCAATGATAACATGGAAAAATAATCTTCCATCAACATACCAACGTCTAAATAGCTCATATGCTGTACCTTTAAAATGTACTAAATTTAATATTTTATTAAATTCATCTACTATTAATTCTTTAATACCATTATTCATTTCCAAATGGTCAAGATTTAATTTAACAATAATACCATGTTCTTCACAAATAGCTTCGTTACAAATGTCCTCAATCGCCATATCCACTTCTGGATATGAAGATATCGTACGATATTTCATTATTAATTCTTTATCATTTTGGAATTTATCCCCTTGTAGGTCCATGTACTGTCCATAGTACCCACCTGTTGGAGAGATTTCAAACGCGCCGTCCTCATTCTCTGCTGCAAATGATACGGGTTTTTTAGATTCTGCTGGTTTTCTGGTGAATTGCCAACCGAATAGTGATCTGTTATTGTCTACTGCCATTTAATATCCTTTTACACTCTTTCCTAAATATTATTTATAACACTTAGAAAAGAGTGCCTTTCGGCACTCCTTATGTTATTATGATGATTTACGTTGTCTTATTAGATTCCCAATACTGAACTTGTAATTCAACTGTGAACTCCTCAATAACATTTTCTTGATCATAGCCCACTTCAATAGCTCCTAAAGCAGTAGGGAATGTACCCCTAATGTTATAGGTCTTCTTTGATGTACCATCTTTATCAAGTTGTTCCACAATCATATCAGCCATGTAAGAACTTGGTTGTGTTAACCCAGTATTCTCTTCATGTTGATTAATGCCGTTCATCCATTGTTCAAATGAATTACGTACATTAAAGTCAGTATCATTAATAACGGTAATGTTCCATGGTTCAAACGTTCTGTCACCAGCTATTTGCAACTGACGGCCCCTGAAAGGAACCGGAATAGGTGCAATTGTACTTGCTGGTAAAGAAGCTGCTTTACACATGTAAGATGCTAAAGATACATCCGCAGTAACAAAGCTTGGAAAGCCCATCGTTACTTTGAATAGATTAGGTCTAGCACCGCCGCCAACTAACTTGGCTTTCATATCATCTACGCCTAAAATAGCCATCTTTAATTACCTCCTGCAATTTCACTAAACTCAACACCAGTGCGAGTTGCAATGAAGTTAAGTGTAATGTAGTTAATAGAACGAGCAGGTTTGACAAAAATATCAGCAACAAACTTATTTGTATCAATTATATTGCCTGTATTATTTGTGCCATCACATACTACTTTAAAGTCCGTAATACCTCTACGGCCTTTAACATCCCTTAAGAAAGGCTCAACCATGTTTCTAAATTGTGCCCTTGTAAACTCATCATTAAATTCAAATAATGATGCTTTAGATGCTGTACTAATTGCTTTCTCCAATACAATAAACAATCTGCGAACATTTATTCTATCAAACGCTGATGGTTTAGATTGTAATGTTTTATCACCATATAGAACCGTACCCGCACCAGGGAATGTAACAATTGGGTTTACACCTGTCTTGTATAAAGCATCCCTTTGAGCTTGATTAGGATTCCATGCTAGTTTAGTAACATTTCGAACATTACCACGTGTAAATCCAGCCGGTGAGAACCATGCATCTGCGACTAAGTCAGCGTTAGCTGATAGTCCTGCCATAGAACCTGCCGCGGCAATCCAACGATATACATCGCTGTACTTGTCATACACATATAAAGAACTTGAATCCGCAAAGCCATAAGACGTTGAGGTACAACCAGTTCTCCATGTAGCTACTGTAGTAGCTGGTGCTGCTGCGTTTACTGTAGCGGCTCTCTCTGGAGAGACAAAGCCTACTGCATCTTTTCTTGCTGCCGTTAAGGCAGTTATATAATTACTTAATGTGATATTATCACCTGCACTCAAGCCTGAATTAGCTTGAAACACTAAGTTAACATCAATTGTTTCTGCATCGGCAAAATAATCATAAGCAACAGTAGTTTCACCTACTGTTAATGCATTATCATCAATACCACCACTTAAGGCGATAAAGAATGTTGCTACATTAGTAAATGCATTACCTGTTGCTGATTCACCAGCATCTGATAATGCTGCTGCATGATTACCAATGAAAATCCAATCGGATCCGTTATTGATAACATCTTTATAATATAATGAAGTACCATCTGATGATTTAACATCACTAGCTTGTGATAAGTAAGTCCAATATTCAAGTACACTACCTACTGTACCTGTAATTGTACCATCTACATCATAAACCCATAAGTGAATTTCATCGTTTGAGCCGCCTACTGCTGCTGCTCCCGCAGATGTTCCTGCTAAACCTTCAACATGACTCGTTTGCCATGCTGTACCAGTTTGTGTTGCTGAAAGGACTGATACCCCTACTGCATTACCGGTAACACCAGGATAACGAGCTTGTGCCCAATCTCCTGCTGCAGGTGATTGACTGTCAAAAACAGTCTTGTTTTGTGTTAGAATACCAGTACCCGATGCCGTAGCATTACGTGCTGATGTTCCTGTAGCTCTGACTACTCTTAAATCTTCGCCATAGCTTAAAAATTGGGATGCTGTTAAAACACTTTCAAATGTTTCGGCTGACGGCTTCCCAAATTTTTCAACTAATTCCGTTTCACTAGTCACAGTAGTAACCTCATTAACGGGACCCCACTGGAATGCTCCAGCCATGGCTCCTATCGTTGATGATGTAGACGGAACGACATTAGTTAAATCGATTTCTTTTACCTGTACGCCAGGTGATACTAGAAATGCCATTTATTTCTCCCTTGTCATGTTGTTATAAGTTTTCATAATACGGTTTTCTCTCAATATACTTATTTATAAAATTCATCCTCTCCAGACTTCCCAGCCCTTTCCGAAAGGATGATTACCAATATCATCATATATATTACCTACTGGTATTACTTCATCTTGTAATTGTTGAACTTTTTCCTTATATAACATTTGTTTTAATCTAACATCTGTTGCTTCTCTAAAGAATGGCGTAGTCGTAAACCAACCAAATAGAACTAAATTCATCATAAGGTCATCATGATTATTATGATCTGCCTCATATGAAGAGCCTTTTGCAACAAATGTACTCATTTCTCTTATAGTATCTTCATCATTTATTACTAATTTCTTTTGTTCCATTATATCTCTTATGTTTGAACAACCCATTCTTTTAACTTTTTTAGTCATAGTTACACCAATTGCATTAGCTCTAACCATACTTTCTACAAATACATTTTCATATTCTAAATCGTAATATAAACCATTAACAACAACTTGACCAGCATCATTTGATTCAACTACTACATAACATTGATTATAATGCATAGCATATTTATAGAGTAAATCAGGAAATAATAGGGGACTCATTGTATTACATCTATATACACACACTTGTTGGAATGGATTTTCACTCACATCTATAACATTAAATGTGGAATAATCTTGTCCTCGTCCTCTAGATGTATCAACAAACATTAAATAGTTATGGTCTTCTATAGGTTGTTTAAATATTTTTACATCATTTTGTTGTTCAATAGGATTCATTGCTCTTAAAGCTAATAATGTTTCAGCAGATATTAATGTATTACCTGTACCATGAAATGAATTACCAAACTCTTGGTCAAATTGCAATGGAGAAGTATTTTCAATAGTCATCGTCTTCCATGCTTCATCTCTTCCAGGCACATCCCACCAATCTACTCTATATGGTGCAAATTCATTTGTTTTTTGAATAGCTCCCTCATATAACTTATGGTACATGTTACCTATACCATTGGCAGTAGATGTAATAATAACTTTAGATGTTTTACCACCTGAGATTACAGGATAGGTTGAAGTATAAAATTCTGAAGCATTCTCAACAAATGCAAACTCATCAAGGTATACTAGATTAAGTGACATACCACGAATAGAGCTCGATGATGTGGCTGATGCTATAAGCCTTGAATTATTAGAGAATGATATTGATTTTTTATTAAGAGCTGTACATCCAGGCTGAAGAAAGAATGGAAGATTTTCTAACATAAGTGTAATCCTACCCAACATTTCCCTAGCAATAACTTCTTTATTTGCTAAGATACCTACAACCTGTTCACCTTTAAATATAACATACCATAGAAGATATGCTACAACAGCAATTGATTTACCACTTTGACGACAAGCAAGAACAATACTAAATCTATTATCCTCAAATTGTTCAAACATTTTTTCTTGATATGGATATAAATTAAAATCAACTAACCCATCATCAAGGTGAATTATTTTACAATATTCTCTTGCAAAATATACTGGGTCGTTTAAACATTTTGAATACTCAACTAATTCCTCTTTAGTCCAGGGGTGTTCGACATCTGCACCACGGACATTGGGATTACCCAAGTACATGTTAGTTTCTTTACTCATCTTCTGTGAAATTTGTGTCAGGTTCTATTATAATTTCGTCACGTAACATCTTTTGTAACTCAGCAGTAGAACCTATAAACACATTATTGTGTGTTATTCCTTCTGTCTGTGCGAGTGCACGATAATCTTCTTTATCAACATCTTTTTTCGTTTTATGTAATTTAAGAATCTTTTCGCATATCTCAGCATTTTGTTTAATTAACATTCCAAGAACTTCAAAAGCCCTGGGATGTTCTGATTCTCTAGCAAGTTCAAGCATAAGTGATATAGCTTCATCTCCTTGAGAGGCTAAATCAAAAAATTGTTTTCTTACATTTTCGTAATCTTCATCAGTCTTCTGTGGTGTGCTCATAATATGTGTTCCATAAATCTAATACTCCTGCTGCAGTTCTACTCTCTTCTTTATTACCGCCCGTGTAGGGTATAGCAAGTTGTTCATTAATCAAAACTTGATTGGCATCAACGATACCGTCTTTTGTTGAGACTGAAAGAGTTCCTAATATTCGTCCAAACTTTCCTTTCTTTTGTTTCTTAGTAACTAATGTAAATTCTCCATTAGCTTCTTCTAGTAATTCTGATAATCTCGCACTAGCAGCCTTACCCCATGATTTTTCAGCCAGGTTTCTTGTTCTACTCTCAGGAGTATCTATACCCATTAAACGAATCCTTTCTTTAATAAATATTTTAAATCCTAAGTCTAATTCTGCGTCAACGGTATCTCCATCAACGACTCTTAATAATTTTGCTTTATAATTATACATAGTTATACGTCCGTGTCAAAAAAGTTAATGGTTTCAGTGTATGGTTCTTTGAAACCGCCTACGCCATCAGATGTTGTAGTACCATCTATCGCTAATGTCTCAATCTTATGAGTTGTTGGATCAATATTATGTGAAAAATCAACTTCAGTTTCAAGAATTT